GAGAGGGCGGTTGAGAGCCTCAAGGTGCGGGGGCTAACCGTTCGTGATTCCTTTGTCTCTGTTTTCATCAAGGCCGAGAAGGTCAACTTTACTGCCAAGGTTGACCCTGCTCCCCGAGTCATACAGCCGAGGTCCCCTCGTTACAATGTTGAGGTTGGTAGGTACCTCAAGTTGTTCGAGAAGGAGCTTGTCAGGGGGTTTTCCCGAGCTTTTAAGTACGACGTGATCCTGAAGGGCATGAATGCGGACCAGGTGGGCCAGACCCTCTCTGAGAATTGGGCTTGCTTTCAGAACCCCGTCGCTGTTGGGCTAGATGCGTCACGGTTTGACCAGCATGTGTCTCGAGAGGCACTTGAGTGGGAGCATTCCGTGTACAATTCTGTGTTCAACAGCCCGGAGCTCCGTAGGCTGCTCAAGTGGCAGTTGAGGAATCGTGGCATTGGACGTACCGAGGGCTACAGAGTTGACTACACGGTGGAGGGCTGCCGTATGTCTGGTGACATCAACACAGGGATGGGTAACTGCCTCATTATGTCCAGCATCGTACTCGCCTATTTTGAGCATGTCGGCATCAACGCCCGGCTCAGTAACAATGGCGATGACTGTGTTGTGATGTGTGAGGGCAGTGACCTGCACCGGCTTGATGGGCTAGACAGGTGGTTCCTTGACTTTGGTTTCACCCTTACCCGGGAGTCACCCTGCTATCACCTCGAGGAGGTTGAGTTTTGCCAGTTCCATCCGGTGCAGTTGAGCACAGGGTGGCGTATGGTGCGCAACCCCCTCGTGGCAATGAGCAAGGACTGTGTTTCTCTGGTTGGGTGGAGCACTGAGGCTGAGGTTGGCGCATGGGCCCACTCTGTTGGGACGTGTGGCCTCAGTCTCTGCCGTGGAGTACCGGTCTGGGAGTCCTGGTATGGTAGACTGGTCGGCCTGGGCCAAGTGGCTTCGTCGGGGCTGGTCGAGCGGGTGAATGACTGTGGTGCTGCGTACTGGGCGTCGGGTTGCCAGGCGGCGGTGGTGGATGACCGGGCTCGCTACTCCTTTTGGAGAGCGTTCGGCATTCTCCCCGACCACCAGGTGGCCCTTGAGGCCGAGTACGCTGGCCCTGCAGAGTTCTCGTTCGACCAGCCCTTGATGTTCCACTCCCAAGCGAGCATCATTGATAAACAAAATGCCATCACGCAAATCACGCCGTCCTGGTAGCCAGGCGACCACCCTGACCCAAGCTGGTGTTAGGCGCCGCCGCTCTGCTGCACCACGTATTGAGACCAGCGGGGATACCGCCGTCCTCAGGTATAATTGTTCCGGCACAAACCGGGATTTTAATGCCAGCGGGCTCGGCGCTACTCGCCGTATATACATCCCTGGTTTTGACAGCAATTTTGGCACTGATGCTGCCGATATTGTTACCAATGCCGGGACCACAATCGCCTCCTACTATTCTTCTGCCAAGTTCCTACCTGGCACCAAGATTCGGTGGGAGCCGAGCTGTAGCTTTACCACTGCTGGTCGCGTGTTTGTAGGGTTTTGCGACAACCCCGAAGTTGTTCGCACCATCCTCACAGCGCAGAATACATTCCGCACTAGTGGACTGACATCTGACTACAACACGTATGCCAACTATGTTAAAGCACTGGGTAGCACCATCAGCTTCCCAGTTTGGCAGGAGACTGAGATCCCCTTCCCTACCAGGCTTCGCCGGAAGCGTTTCGATATTGATGAGTCTACCCTTACGGTGGACTCACTTGATCGTAATATGCAGACGGCAATGTTTGTCTGTCTTGAGGGAGGTCTCGGTGCTGCTGTTGTGGGTAACTTCTGGTATCATGACGTGCTGGAGGTTGAGGGGTTGCACGCTATCGCCACCTAGTCAGCACCGCTAGCAGTTGTGTGGGACCATGAGGGGGGGATGCTATGGCGCGGTTGGGAGGCCGCCCCCCGGGACCAATTGGACCCTGCCATAGACCTCATGGAACACATGCTAGAACCAGGGAGCTCTCACCAGTGCCGACACTGGTGGGGGGCAGCTGCCCTGTCTGGAGATTCACTTTAAACCGCTTCGAC